TAGACAACTCCAAAGAGTCTTCTACAAAGAAGTTTGAACAGATAACTACTAAAAAGAACGACTGGTTTGTAGCTGCTGGTGCGGAAGCTAGGCTAAATGGTCTAAATGATCCTATCTATCGATTAGAAGTTAATCGTAGAATCTTAGGAGATATTTATGTCGGAGCTTCTGGTAGAACGGACGGCACTGTAGGATTGCAGGTCGGATTTTCATTTTGAGGTTTAAGTGGTAAACAAGAATCACAACGAGTTGATTTATGAAAAAGTAGATCAAGAGCTAATGATCGACATCAAAAACCTTAACGGTGAATTGATGGATCAAGCTCTTTTGATGCGTAAATGGACTAAGGCTAAGTCGATGGCGTCTAAAAGAGCTAAAGCTATTCGCAACAAGCTAGAATACACCAAGGCTCAAATTTATCGAGATGGTGTTCGCAAGGGCTGGCGGGTCGGCGACATTCAAGCCGAAGTTACAGCTAATCCTACCGTTCAGGAGTTGACAAATGAACTCACTGAGGCAGAATATGAGCTGGAGCAACTAGAAGGTATCGTGCGTGCCTTTTATCAAAAGCACGATGCTTTAAAAGATCTGTCTGCCAATGTTAGAAAAGGAGTGGAGGATTAAATGTCCCGATTTAAAAGAAACAAAGATGAAGAAGTAGCTTCAGAAGTTCAAGCTGAGGTCACAGAAGAAGCGTCGAACACAACTGATAAAAAGAAATCAGCTTTTGCAGGCGCAATCAAAAAGTTCGGCGATTACATGAATGCCGAATTTAAGAAAGAAGTAGCAAAAGTTCACGACATCGAAGATCTGGGAAAGATCGTAGTGAACGACTACGTACCAATGCCGCAAGCTTTTCAAGAAGCTATTGAGTTGCCAGGTATCCCCATGGGTGTTATTACCTGCGTCTACGGAAAACCTGATACCGGCAAGACTACGCTTTTGATGGAAGCAATCAAGGGCTGTATTGAAAAACAGATCGTGCCTATCTTGATTCTCACTGAGCATAAGTTCGCTTATGATCGCTTGGTTGCCATGGGCGTAGACATGCTTCCTATCATCGTTACGGTGGATAGTATTGAAGAAGGGTACGACGTTATAATTAAGATGCTCCGAGACCTGCAACAAAACAAGCTGAAATTTACGGACGCTGAAGGAAAAGAGCAGGTGATCGACATGACTGATCTGTCATGTATGTTCCTTTGGGACTCTATCGGAAACATCATGTCTCAGAAAGAAATGGATGCTGAGACTGAAGATTGGGATAAGGGTATGATGAAGACGGCTAAAGCTCTTCGAGTTTTGACTCGTAAAGTTAACTCGTTGCTAAATAAGGTTCGGCAAAAGGCCGGAATCCTGTTCCTGAATCAGTCGTACATGCAGACTTCACCAAACGGCATTCAAAGCGAAATCCCAACCGGTGGCGATGCCATCCCTTACTCTTCGGCTTTTGTTTTGCGAACTCGCAAACGTAAGCGTTTGGACGCACAGGTCAAAGGTAAAGATCTGGATATTGGCTTGGAAACTATCATTGAAGTTGTAAAGAATCATATTACTAACAGAAAGCTTACGGCTTCGGTATTTACCGTAGCTAAAGGAATGATACCGGCCACCAAAGAAGCCCTAGATGAGTACAAGAAGACACTGCGATAAGTATGTCTAATGCTCACAAGGGAGGCCGCATGGGACGCCGGAATGCCGATAAGGAGCTGGATCAGCTCCAAAGGCTTAAGTACGAGAATCAAAAGCTTAAGAAAGAAAACAGCCGTCTTCGCAAACTAATTCAGCGAGGGCAGGCTGATCAAGACCTTCTTCAAGAACTGATTGAAAAGCAGAACGCTGAAGTAGAGCTTGAACAACAAGAAAAAGTGTTGAAGAATAAATGGGGATGCCACGAGTGTAACGAAGGTGTGTTGAAGATTCACATCATGAAGCGTCTAGATGGGGTGTTTTATTGGCGCCTTTGTAGCAATCCAAACTGTGGACACAAGACCAAGCTTCAACGTTACACCAAAGACGTAGAAGGGATTAAACATGAAAGTGCCGAAGATACTTAAAGACTGGTGGCAAAGATTCGAACTATACTCCTTTTGGGATGAAGATGGACTTGAGGGTAAGATACCTTTGATCAGCTTCTCTCTTGACTGGTTTGTAGGCGAGCACCGTCCGGCAGCTTACTACGACTACAACGATACGAACCGATGGCGCTATCTTTTTGTGGACTTGTGTATCTCTCGCAGACAGACTAGGATGTACCTTCCGTTTAAAAAGCTTCCTGACTACGTGCCTACTGGTAAAACTATGTTGCGCACCAGGGGAATAGGCGCCATCAATAAAGACAAAAAAAGCGAGTTCTTGGAGATGCTAAATGGCTCTAAGAAAGTTTAAATGCGAAAGCTGCGAGCATGAATGGTCTAGGATACTTAAGGTTTCCGAAAGTACCTGCCCTAAATGCGAAACCCCTACGTCTGCACAACTTCCGATTGAGGTTAGTTCGACGATTTACGAGACCAGAGATAAGTATCGAGGTACGCAAGTTCGTAAGAACCAAGAGCAGATGATGCGAAAGCGTATGAGAGACCATCACGACAAGTACGAGCTTGCTGAAAAGATAGACAAGCACGGCATGGATGACGCTAAGAGGAACGGATGGCTAAAAAAAGTCAAAAAAATCTAACAACCGTACTTGGCTTAGACCTTTCTACTACGTCAACGGGCTTTGCCTTGATTGACGCAGACACCAAAGGCCTTTTAAAATATGGTTGCGTGGTTCCTAAAGTTGCAGGCCTGAGCAAGCTAAAGTATCCTCGGGCTGCTTTAGCTAGAATTTTGTATCTTGCGCAGCAAATCTCGGACCTAGTCAAGCATTATAATCCTGATCAACTAGTAATTGAAGAAGTCAATAGAGGAATTCAAAGAATTTCTCAAAAATCTTTAGACGCTTTACATTTTTTTGTACTCCACTATATTGATCAACATTCTCCACACTTGATTGATTCACTCTATTATTACGATTCCGATGGACGTGTAGGTTGGCGTAAGCACTTAAATTTTAAGTTAACGGATGAAGATAAAGCGCATAATGCGCACATAAAAACTTTTAAGTCTAGTAGAAAAGTAGGAAAAAAGAAACCTAAGATCACCAAAAAACATCTTGCTCAACGTTACGTTGAACAGGTGTATAATTTAAAACTAGACATCGACGTTGATAGTAAAAATGAAGACATTTGTGATGCAATTGCGATGACGAATGCCTATTTACTTCACGTCAATTCTAAGACATAATAAATTCCACAACCAGGAGGTACGCATGAACAAGACGCCTTGGGGCGAATTGGGCTACATTACGTTTAAACGCACTTACGCTAGAAGGATAAAGGAGGATGATCCTAACTCTAAAACAGAAGAGTTTGAGCAGACGGTAGAGCGTGTTATCAATGCTGCACAGACACAATTAAAATGCGGGTTTTCACCCGAGCAAGAAGCAAGACTAAAAAAGTACTTGCTAGAATTAAAAGGCTCCGTGGCGGGGCGTTTTTGGTGGCAACTAGGTACAAAAACAGTACAAAAGCTAGGACTATTTAGCTTACAAAACTGCGCTTTTACCGTAGTGGATACTTGGAAAGCATTTACTTGGACGATGGATGCTTTGATGCTGGGAGCCGGAGTGGGCTACAACATTCAAAAAGAATTCGTCTATCAACTTCCTAAACCTAAGAAGGTTAAGGTTGTACGTCAGGAATCTAACGATGCTGATTTTATTGTTCCTGACTCTCGTGAGGGCTGGGTTAAACTTCTAGAAGAAGTTCTTAAAGCTCACTTTGAAACTGGAAAATCATTCTCCTATTCTACCGTATTAGTTCGAGGAAAAGGTGCGCCCATAAAAGGCTTTGGTGGCCTAGCATCTGGACCTGAAGAACTGTGTTGGGGAATTGGAGAAATTAATAAACTTCTTAACACTAGAGCTAATAAAAAGATTCGTCCTATCGACGCCTTAGACATCATGAACATTATCGGCTTCATCGTCGTAAGCGGTAACGTTCGGCGCTCTGCTGAGCTAGCTATTGGCGACTGCGACGATCTACAGTACCTAGCAAGTAAACGTTGGGATCTTGGTAACATCCCTAACTGGCGTGCGATGTCAAATAACTCTGTGGTGTGTAACGACATCAAGATGTTGCCGGAACAATTTTGGGAAGGTTACATGGGTAATGGTGAACCCTTTGGCCTCATCAACCTTCGTAACTCTCAGAGGATGGGGCGGGTAGGGGAAACTCAGTACCCTGATCCAGATGTTCTGGGTTTTAACCCTTGCGCTGAGCAGAGTTTGGCTCCGTATGAAACTTGCTGTTTGGCCGAGATCTTTTTGCCAAACATCGAGTCTAAAGAGCAACTTTACGACGTCGCAACCATGCTGTACAGAATTAATAAGCACTCCTTAGCGTTGGCTTGTCATCATGAGCAAACCGAAGAAATCGTGCATAAAAACATGCGCATGGGCATCGGAGTCACTGGCTATCTGCAAGCTACAGAAGAGCAACGAAGCTGGCTCAAAGAGGTTTACGAACTTCTTAGAGGTTATGATGATGCTTACTCTGCTGCTATGAACTGGCCTAAGTCCGTAAAACTTACTACGGTTAAGCCCAGCGGTACTCTTAGCTTGCTTGCAGGCGTAACTCCAGGAGTTCACCCTGCTTATGCACAGCACTACATCAGGCGTATCCGCATGGCGTCTAATTCTCCTTTGGTCAAGTTGTGCAGATCTAACGGCTATTTTGTAGAGTATCAACGAAATTTTGACGGTTCAGAAGACCGCAACACAGTCGTAGTATCCTTTCCTTGTAAAGTGCCAGAAGGTACGGTGCTGGCAAAAGATACAACTGCGGTGCAGCAACTTGAGTACGTAAAGCGTTTACAAACAGAATGGTCAGACAATGCCGTTTCTTGCACTATCTACTATCGTAAAGAGGAGTTGCCTTTGATTCGCAAATGGCTAGAAGAGAACTACAATGACAACATCAAGTCAGTGTCCTTTCTTCTGCACTCCGATCACGGTTTTGATCAGGCTCCGTATGAAGAGGTCAGTAAAGAAGTGTACGAAGAGTATGCTGATAGGGTGACTCCTATTACGAGCGGCGAGATTAAAGAAGACGAACTTCTAGATAGTTTTGAGTGTGTGGGCGGAGTTTGTCCTATTAAATAACACTTGACAGCAGTGTGTAAAACTGGTACTACTATCTGTATACACGCTGCTGTCTCATTTTTAGCGAGGTAGTCGGAAAGCTACCGAGGGCTTCGTAACAGGCTAACACTGGTGCAATCCTGTGCGAACAAGAAGATACGTTGAGTAAAGGGTCGATAGGGTTTGTTACCCACCCCGATACTCGGTCGGCACCTAGGAGCCTAGCGCACTCCCCTCGCATTTTCTTCTTGACTTATAACATCAATAATCCTAGACTGCCTATATGAGAAAAGATATATGGGCATTTTACACTTTAGTCTACGGCTTCCTTATAAGTCTAATCATTCACAGCCAATGGCTGGGATTTAGTAACTTCCTTTTGATATTCGCCTTGGTAGAAAATCTCATTCTGATACTAACCTTGCTCCCTCCTTTAATCATCTACAGAAGTACTTCGGTTAGTTGGAAAAACATTCCCATAAACCTTTGGCTTCTATATGCCGCCTTCGTGTGCATCAATCGAATTATTCACTTGACTTTTTTACTACAGTAATTAAAATCAGATACGGAGGTTCTGATGACTTATGGTGATTTAATTTTGGCGTACTTTCAAAGACAAGAATATCTAGCTAACTTAGAGTTTGAAAAGAATCCGCCTATGAGTATTGAAGAGTTGAAATTTCAAGATGCTTATATTTCAGAAGAAGAAAGATGGGAGGACTTATGTCAGCTTCAGAACTCGCAACAGTAATTTTGCTTGTCTGCGGTCGGGGAGAGTCAGATAGACACTTTGATTGCTACGATTACTATAACAACTGCGTGGTAGATGGCGGTATGAACGTAGCTGCCGTGGAGAAATGTCGAAAGACTGAGGAACCTGGAATTAAGCGCATTCAAAAACTTAAGGATGAAAAATGATTCGCCGACTCTTGAATCGAAAAGCTTTAAAAGCCATAGCGCATCGACAAAAATCCTTGTATAAGTTGATGGAAACCTGCCAAAAACACATGGAAGCTTTACCCGCTGACGACGAGGCCCGTAAAACTTGGGAGCGCATGTATTGGGATGCTTGGGTGCGAGAAGAAGAACTCTCTTCTCTAAGGGGTTATCTGGAGGGCGAATGAGCAAGGTTCGACGTTTAGGCGACATCACCCAAGACCTTGAGCCTTTACTGCTAGAGATGGCAGTAGATCACGACTTGCAACACGGGGAAATATTAAATATAATTAGAGGGTATCTAGAGATACATGTTCCAGGGCAGCGAGAATGTTATGTGGATGGTACTCAACCTGTATTTTTTTATGGACATGAGGAGGACTTGAATGGACGATACAAAAGAAGGCGAAAGCTCAAAGCTAAGAATAGTTGATTTTGATCGTAAAAAAGAACGAACTGAGGCTAACGAGGTCGTTGCTCAGATGTTTGATAAGCTTGCCAGCCGAGCACGTGAAGGTGATATAGAAGATTTTGTCATCACGTTTAAGAGTGAATCAAAAGGCGTAGAGTCCATGATCGGCGGCACGATCAGGGGGTTTGATTTTATTGGTTATATTGGAATGCTTGAAGTTTTAAAGCAGCGCCTTTTAGATGTTATGTCTCAAATGACTTATGCTTACGGTTTCGACGGCGAGGATGATGATGAGCCAACCCCAGAAAAAACTTAAATTTAATAAGAGCAACTTTTTTACCGGAATTTTCTTGCTCACGCTAGTTAATTTAGTAGGGCCTGCTTTTGTAGACCCTAAACTAGAAGCGGGTAAGGTTTTCTACTTTGTGGTGGCGGTTTTTACTGCCCTTATGTTTCCATTTTTGGAGGTGGTCGATGATGAAAGTCAAAGTTAAAAAGCTACACCCTGACGCAGTAATTCCAAAGTACGCTAAAGCCGGAGATGCGGGGCTAGATCTTACGGCTGTTTCTAAAGAGTGGGACGAGGCAAAAGAAAAAATCGTGTTTGGTACCGGACTTGCGGTTGAGATCCCTGAAGGTTACGTGGGACTCATCTTTCCTCGTAGTTCTATTTGTAAAACCAACATCGCACTTTCCAATTCTGTAGGTGTTATCGACAGCGGTTACAGGGGCGAGATAAAGTTCTTTTTCTCCCCAGGACCTCGACCTAAAGCGAACTATGAAGTTGGCGACCGTGTTGGACAACTAGTTATCATGCCTTATCCGACCATTGAGCTGGTCGAAAGTGAGACGCTCAGCGCCTCAGAACGAGGCGATGGTGGCTTCGGTTCTAGTGGTAAATAATTGTATTTATTACACTATTCAATATTGCAGTAAAGGCTGTTTAGGCAGCCTTTTTTCTTGACTATTCCTTTTCTTAATAGGATACTGAAAGCATGAAAGTTATGGACGAAGCTGAAGACAAAGAAATGTTGAAACAGGCGCTCTCCGCTGGGGACGACTGGCTGAGGAAGCAAGGTGTTATCTCCGACTTCTCTATCAACGCCATCTTGGTCTCGACTTACGTTAACTTTCCGCAGGTACGAAACGTAGAACTTGATATCGACCGCACTAATCAGCGATTGTATATGCGGGTCTACTGCTCGATCTGGAGTATCTTATTGATGATGATTCTGCGCAGACGGCAGAAGTTCGTTGACGCCTTGTTTGATTGGTTGCAGGAATACCTGCCTACTTATCAACTGTCAGTCGAACTGAAACGTTGGCGTGGTGAAGGAGGAGGAAATGGTGAAGCAGTTATTAACTCTCGTAACGAGCGGGGTGTTGATGTCGATACCGACGAAGACGGCCCCTCAGATGTCCAAAGGGCCTTTGAGCAAGCCCGAACCTCAGGCGGTAGTATTAATTCAAACGACGTTAGTAAAGCTACAGCCAAGAATGAACAAGGATCTGAGCCTAAGAATGGCTCGAGCAATTCACAAGGAAACTCAGAAGGCCAGTCTTGACTGGCGATTAGTTACGGCGATCTTTTTTCAAGAGTCTTCTTTAAAGCTCGATCCGCAAAACTGTGTTAAGAATGTATGTCAAGACTTTGGTTTAGGACAGGTACGATTGAAGGTATGGGGTGATCACTTCAACATCGATCAGCGGCGCATTCTGGCCGACGTAGACTACAGTGTTTATATCTCCGTTAAGGTGCTAAAAGATTATAAAAAACGATACGGCAGCAAGGAGCTAAATTGGTTTACTCGCTATCACTCAAACAAACCCGAGCTTCGTTTTGTCTACATGCAGCGTTTAAACCAGGCCTTTCAAAAGATAAACCTACACGTTCAAGAACAAAAGGTCAGACAAATCGCTGCCATAGACTAGACAATCGCTCTTAGGTTGTGCTATACTAAAACGGTTAACCGGAGTAAATATGTCAGATACTAAAAAACCAGACGGTGTTCAGGAGTATTCTCCCAATCCTGTCGCAGAGTTACCTACCAAACAGTATCGCCCGAGCGACTTCGACCTGGAGCAAATGTACCAGGAGTATCGCAGAGGTAAGACTCTGGGCTCTATTGCCGAGAAGTTTAACCTATCTGATAAAACCGTAGGTAAGTATCGCAAAGAGCTTAAATGGGACGAGCGTAGGGCTAAAGAGGTCGAAGAGAAACAGAAACTCGAACGCTCTGAGATCGAAGATATCGCTAAAGAAACCTACTCCAAACTTCTAAAAGTTACCTACAAGCTGGTTTCTGACTTTGAACGTTACGTATTTGACGGCGAAGAGCAAGGCTCTCCGGTGCCGTTGAAAGTCTTGACCGAAGCCGTAGAAAAGCTCACCAAGCTGCACTACTTTGCTGCAAACGGCGGGGTAGAACGCACTAAAACTGAAACGGTGAGTCGAAACGTAACTGAAAAGATTGATTATGCGGCTCTAGCTAAAGTCCACCTAGAGGCGAAAAAATTAAATCCCAATTATGATGAAAAAGCCCTCTTAAAAGACGTTGTAGACGCCTCCTATAAAAAGGGTAAGACGTGAAACTAATCAACCGGCCTAAAACTCATTTAGGAATGTCATTATTGGAGTTTTTTGAGTGGGATGCTACTTTGGCAGTTAAAAACCTCTCGCCTGCCCAAAAAATTACATTAAAAGTTATTCAAGGAGAGCCTTTAGATACAACGACGCCCATAAAAACTTCTCACCCCTATCAAGTTCAAGAATTTAAAAATGAAGTGGAGATGTTTAAGGCTTTTAGTGGGAAAGACTCTTACGAGCCGAATATTTATTCAGACGTTTCTCTTTGCTGGGGTCGGCGTTGCTTAGAAAAAGGTACAGAGGTTTTAACCCCTAAAGGGCCTATAAAAATAGAAGATCTAAAAAAATTTGACCAAGTATACGGAGTAAACTCTAATGGCGACGTTGAACTAACTACTGTTCTGGAGCTGTATAACAACGGCGTTAGAGAAGTAAGATCGTTGGAAGTTAGTGGTATTAAGATCGCCGCCAGTACCGAAGATCACAGATGGCTTACAAGCACAAGCTCTAACGGAGATGGATATAGAAAGTCAGAAGTTAGAGCTATAAAAGACTTTACAAAATACACATCAATCGAAAGACGTTTAGTGAAAATTCCATGTGGTGATGTTTCAGAACCGCATGCGTACGCTATAGGGGCCTTGCTGGGTGATGGTTGCTGTAGTATTTCAAGGGGTAAGAATGACATTTGGGTAAGCTCGGAGACGGATGAAATACCAAACAAGCTTAAAGAAGTTATTAACGCAGACACTGTCAAAAGAAGCCACGAAAGTAACTATAACTGGGTAATACGAAAAAATAACATTCATTGTAATCATTACGAAGCTTGGTTAAAAGGCAAAAAAGCTCACGAAAAGACCGTAGATTTAAACACTGTAAACTCGTGGGACAGAGAAAGTTGTTTGCAATTTTTGGCAGGTCTGATAGATACCGACGGCTCAGTTTATGTAAAGGATTCTCGATTAAGCATTCAGTTCGGCTGCCAAAGCTACTCAACTGTAGAAGCTTTCCAACTGCTTTTTTACAAACTCTGGCAGCATAAATTAAGTATTCATGTAGATGTCAGGGACAAGTACGTTAACGGTCCAGTTTACTACGTTAGATGCAGTTCTAATTTATACTCAAAGAGAGCTTTGTTCGAACTTGGGGATAGGCTCATTGAGCGCAAGCGTTGGAAACCTGAGTATTCTGATCTAATCGAACAAAGAAAAGAAACTCGATTGGGCGCACAAATTACCGAAGCTTACCAAGCCGAAACTTTTGACATTGCGGTGTCAAATGAAACCAACTTATTCTTGTTAGCAAACGAAGGTCTAATTTCAGAAAACTCAGGAAAATCAACTACTTTGGGGGCTGGAATTGCTATTTATTTTGCTACGCAATTTGATTATACGCCTTATTTGGGAACTTCTCCGCACGCAACCATTCCTATCGTCAGCCCTACAAAAGAACAGGCTGGTGAAATTTACGCTGCCATTAAGAATTTCTTTTTACGCTCTGTTTACCTATTTGATACTTTTTTAGACGGTAGGATCGAGAACTTTCAAGATGAGTATGCTGAAGATCAGATAGGGAAAAAGGATGCTTTAATAGGGGGGCAAATTAAGCTTAACAACAAAGTCATCATTAAAGTTATCGCTGCGGACATCTCAAAGCTTCGAGGCATGGCCGTTCCTTTTGCCATCATGGACGAGAATGCGTTCATGGGAGTTATGGATGGTACGGATGCTAAGAATACGGATAAGGCTATTTACGAAGCACTATCACCCGCACTCTCGCAGTTTCAACAGGTTGATGGCATGGCACTCATCCTAAAAATCTCTTCTCCTAACGGGCAATCTGGTCTAATGTACGGCGATTTTGAGAATAGTAAAGATCCCGACGTTCTGCATTTACAAGTACCCTCGTGGTATGCAAATCCGACTATTCCAGTCAAGTACTTAGAAAAACAGAAAAAGAAAGGCCTATCGTTTTTTAACCGAGAGTATGGAGCAGAGTACACAGCATCCGAAGTTTCTTATCTAGATCCGAACCTGATTGACGCTGCTAGGATGACTGGTATCGAAGAGCTTCCATACAATCCTAAATGCCGTTACGTTGCTGTAATGGATTACGCAACTAAGCAAGATTATTGGGCTTTTGGCATTGGACACAAAGAATATTATTGGGACCCTGATGCTAAAGAGAAGCGGTCTAAGATTGTCATAGATAGAGCTTTGGCGTGGCGAGGACTGCCTGGACAAGAACTCGATCCCGCACAGATTATACCGTTAATTGCACTTGAGATGAAACGCTACCGAGTGGCGTATTGTATTGCCGATCAATATGCTTTTGCGTCTGTTAGAGCCTTAATGCAGCAAGAAGGCGTACAGGTTAAAGAGTTTAAAGTTGCACAGCAGTCTAAGCTCAAATATATGTACTCTATGCAGATCAACGTCAACTCCAAAACTCTGGCAATTATAGATAACCCCTTATTAATTAAACATTTGAAAGATCTAAGAGAAAAGAGAACTCAGAGTGGTAAAGTTCAGATTCAACACGCCCCTGGATGCCACGATGACTACGCACAAATTGTCGCCCTTATCTGTTACCAGTTTGATAAGACGAGCCCCATCTATATCGGTTATACTGAAGAAGACGATACTGCCGAAATCCCCGCATCCACGAAAGATGTCATGGGTCGGCACATCGCCGTTCCTACTGCTGAGGAAGTCGCTGAAACTGCGGGAGTTAGACAATTTCACGATAATAGGGCAGAATATGATGAAAAGGGTAATAAGAAGACCGGAAACGATGATGATAACGGTAGCGGTGGTTTCTGGTTTATTTTTTAATTATGAAAGACTTACACGCTTTTAAAAAATTCCAAGCTGAGTGGATGACAAGTGACCAAAAGCCGAAAGGCCGTGTTCTGAAGAAGATCAAGTCTTCTTCTCGTCAAGCAGCAAAGCGTCAAATTCGTAAAGAGGTTAAAGATGGCGGAACAAAATAAAGGTTTTCTCAGTAAGGTCGCAGAAGCAGTAAACGTTAGCTTAGATTCTTACATTGCTAAGAGTCGCTCTAACATTGATGCTGCTCCTCAGGCCGTAGACAACGGAAACCGCCTTGCTATTACCGAGCTAGACTACGCCGGAAATGAGCAGTACGGGTGGAAAGAGAAAATGGGAATGGTTGGAAACCCCGTACTTCGTTCGATGGCTCGACGAGACTCTGTGGTTATTGCCATTCATCAAACCCGAGTTGCACAAGTCTCTATGTTTAGCAAGAGACAGAAAAATAAGTATGTTCCTGGTTGGGTTATCGTTTCTGATGAACCAGCAGACCTTAACGAAGATGAAAAACTGGAACTTTCTGATCCTAATCTTTCCGAAGAAGAGTACGCCGCTAAAAAGTATGAGTTTGAACAAAAGCGGGTAAAGCTTAAAAAGAAACAGCAAGAAGAAATTGCCGAAATCGAAGAGTTTATTAAGCACTGTGGCATGCCTCTTGACGAATCAGATACCACGCACAAACGCATGGACTTTGACAAGTTCTTGAAGATTGCCGTTCGAGACCGCCTGACCTACAACTATATTGGCGTTGAGATGATTCCTCAAAAGAATGGGGAAAGATGTCATCATTTTTATCCCGTATCTGGGGGCACCATCAAGTATGCTACTAAGCGTTCTGCAGAGCAGCTACAAAAGCTGATGGTTGAAAACATGATCGCTCGTGGTTTAACTCCTGATGAGATCAAGAGAAAAACCAACAAGCCTTATCGCTACGTTCAGGTTGTTCGAGGTCAAGTCATTGCTGCATGGTCTGAAGACTGGTTCGTTTTTGAAGCTGCCAATCCTTCAGTTGATCCCGAGGACAACGGCTACGCTCCTGGCGAACTTGAGATGCTTATTCAGATCATCACCGCCCATCTTTACGCTGAAGCGCACAATCGTAACTTCTTCGTACAAGGTATCGGCTCTAAAGGTTTGCTCCACATCAAGGGCGAGAATATCTCTCGTGCTCAGCTTGAAGCCTTTAAACGTCAATGGTTTAATCAAATCTCCAATACTCGCAACTCCTTCAGACCGCCGATCATCGGTATGGCTGACGAAGTAAAATGGGTACCTCTTGCGCAGTCAAATCGTGAGATGGAGTTCGAACAATGGATGAACTACCTTATTCGTATTTGTTGTGCGGTTTACCAGATTGACCCTGCTGAGATCAACTTTGATATCAGTAAAGTTAACACTTCTACCTTAAACGAGACCTCAAACGAAACTCGAATTAAGGCTAGCCGTGACAAAGGCCTTAAGCCTTTACTTGATTACATCCAGAACATCATCAACAACAACATCCTCCCTCGTTGGAATCCTGAGTATGCGAAGAAATATCATTTTGAGTTTGTTGGTCTTGACGCTGAAACAAGACAACAAGAAGTGGATCGCCTCGAAAAAGAAACTAGAGTTTGGAAGACCGTTAATGAGGCTCGAATCGAAATGGGTAAGGAGCCCCTTGAGGATGGTAACATCGTCTTGAACGCTATCTACTCTCAGTACCTCGCTCAGAAACAGCAAGCTAATCAGATGGAACAACAACAAGCGCAGGACGCTGGAGATCAAGACACTACCGGTGATGAAACTCCGGAACAAAGCGCAGAAGTGCAAAAGCTTGATGAAAGTTTTAACAAGGATTTAGAATCTCTCATCGATGAAATTAGCGAGCCCGAAGCTAAACCAAAAGAAGAAACGGCTAAAAAGTCTCAACCCGCAGTCATCGAATACTACGTGAAGGATGGCGATGAAGATTAAGGTTGAGCTTGAGCAAGGCGAGACGCTAGAAGATTCCGAAGAGTTTCTCGCCAAGGCTTTGAAAATCAAATCAGAATGTGATCATGGTGAGCGATACTCTGATGAAGCCATGAACGAAGCGCATGAACTTATTTGCTCTAAATTTCAGAGCTTGCTGAATTCTATCAATTCAGAGGTAGAGGAAATTGTAAATGCTGCTAGAACAACGAACTTTAAATGACATCGACCAAGCTGTAGAGCGTAACTTTTTAGACCTCATGATAGCCATCGTGGGGTATGACATTTTATCTGACGAGGATAAACAGAGAGCTGCTACCTTAGGACTCGTGCAAATTAATAGACCTCTAATAGAGTCTCTTTACCTCATAGCAAGATCCAGAGCAAATAACGCCGATAAGCGGTCTGTAAGTCTGAGAGATCTTATAGCCGCAGCAAATCTATCAAGCGTGATGCCGATCACTTCAGATACTCAAGCCTACAGCGTTGAGCATGCTAAACGTGAAATGTACGAAGCTTTACTGAATGCCAAAGAAGATCTAAAAAAGCGCACTCGACAAGCGGTTCTTCACGTCAACGATACCCATCAAAAGATGGAAGTTGCAAACAAAAAGCCGTCTAAAGAAGAGTCGGCCCGTAGACTTTTAATTATGATAGGTGGGCTTCTTGAAACGGTCAGCTCAAGTTTTACTCGAGCCGCTACAGTTAGCGTTACAAACCTCGTAAATAACGCTGTGATGGACCAGGCTTTAATGAGCGGTTCTATTTTAGGAATGAAGGCCGATCAAATCAGAGTCTATAAAGTGGTAAAAAATGATGGCAGGCTTTGCAATTGGTGCTCGTCTTTTTACCAAGATAAAAATGGCAATCCAAAGATTTACACACTCGCCGAGCTAGCTGCCAATGGCACCAACGACGGCGAACCTAAGTCAAACTGGAAACCTGTAGTAGGCTCCACTCATCCTAGGTGCCGATGTCAACTTCACTTCTTGTTACCAGGCGAGAATCCGCCTAAAAAGTAGTGTCTCGAAGCCTCAAGCCTACCGGAAATCTAGGAACTTTATTACGGCCTGTTAAGCCTTGATACTGTACAGTCAGAAGCTTATCTTTCCAAAGACTTTCATCGTGCAGGAACTTCTTAGTTTCCTCTTGATTGCCTGTCATCTTGACCTCAAACTGCGTACCGTCTTCAGTCTCACACATAAAAGCGCCCAGCAAGCCTCGCAGCTTTCCTTTACCTTCTATCACACCAACTATACGAAACTCCGCATCGTCAAACTCCTTGACCTTTTGCAAGTGGTACGAACGCTTGTTTTCATACTTAGCATCGTTATTACGCAGCATCAAACCCTCATAGCCCTCTTCTCGGTACTGCTTGAATAGAGCATTGATGTCTGCTTCAGTGCTAACACCTTCAGTCTTTACCAAACGAAGAGGCTCACGATCAGACCAAGTATTATTCAAGGTAAGCCAACGAGCACGCTGCAAGTTCGTGCCGTCTAAAACCACGTCATAGATATGATACTGAACCTTCTCAGCTTCAGGGGAGGGGTTTTCTTTACGAACCGCAGAGACTATCTTCTCAAAATCATTTTTCAAAGTATGGTTATAAAGCTCGCCATCAAGAATGAGATTTTCAAAACGAGCAAAATGAAATGCAAGCGACTTCTCGATGTGAGGGCAGCTTGTGATGCGCTTTCTTGTTCGGGTCCAGAGTGTGACATTAGTACCTTTCTTAATAGCAATACAACGAATACCGTCTAGCTTAGGCTGAGCCAAACATGGAAACTTCATCTTATCGCCGTGTTTTTCGTAGACGTGGGCTAGCATGGGCTCGATGCCGCCTTCGATCAAGTCATCGACCTCTCCGGCTTGAGCCCCTTCAATCGACTCCACGTAACCTTTCTTCTTCATCTTCTCCCACTTAGCCGTAGCTTCTTTACAAGCTTGCTGATAAGGAGTAGTAGCATTCTTTTTACCGAGGTTTTTACCTTCCTGGACTAGATCAAAGACCGATTGAATCTTGCCACCAACCTCGCCAAAAGAAGCGGTGATAACCGGCCATTCTCCGGTATGGGCGACTTCGATAGACCATTGCTCAATCTTACCGGTGGTAGTCTTCTTATAAAGTGTAGGCAGATTTACGGAACCCATACCTTAAACTCCCTTTCTGGGAATTCCTCTAGAACCTCACGAGTCAGATCCCAAGGAACTCTAAAAAGCCCCGAGTTTATACGGGGCATGTTGACTACTTCAGTATCTGATACTTGAGTAAATAAGTCAATTAAAGATTCTCGAGTCGATTGGATGATGTCATCTTGATACAAAGCCTTGCTGCCGTAACCAGTAGACGTAAAGAGACAGCCTACCTTATGCCAGCGACCTTGCAGGATCAGGGCAGTACCTAGTAGGCGGGGGCCTTTGGCATGGCACTGTGCTTCGTATCCCTTAAGATAAGAAGGGTAAAGGCGTGCAAAGGTGGCGGCTATGCCAGCACCCCAAACGCCTTGCGTATTACAGGC